GGCGATGTGGCAAATCAAGACTTGCAGCAACTATACTGATTATTGAGTCTTTGAAATGCCCTCCTGGTAGCGCAGTTTTATATGTGGCCCCAACAAACGGGCAAGCAAGACAAATTGTGTGGGATGTACTGTTAGAGATTGGACGGGATGTTATCCAAAACAGTCACATCAACAATATGGATATCACCATGATAAATGGTGCAAAGATTTATGTTCGTGGTGCTGATAGACCAGATACCCTGCGGGGTGTGTCCCTGACCTATGCGGTGCTAGACGAGGTTGCGGACATTAAGCCTGAAGCCTGGGAGCAAGTTATCAGGGCTTCTTTGTCAGACAAAAAGGGCAGAGCCATATTCATCGGCACTCCCAAGGGGCGCAACTGGTTCTATGATCTGTTCAAGATGGGCCAAGAGGAGACTGATCCTGATTGGAAGTCCTGGCACTTCACAACCCAAGATAACCCATTGATAGACCCAACTGAAATTGAGTCTGCCAAGAAGACGCTGAGTTCATTTGCTTTCAAGCAGGAATACTTGGCATCCTTTGACAACGCAGGAAGCGATGTTTTTAAAGAAGATTGGATCAAATATGGTGTGGAACCTGACTATGGTAGTTACTTTATTGCAATCGACTTGGCAGGATTTGAAGAAGTGGCTAAACAAGCTGCTAACGCAAAGAAAAGGCTAGATGAGAGTGCCATTGCAGTGGTCAAGGTCACTGATGATGGCAAATGGTTTGTCAAAGAGATCGATCACGGGCGGTGGGACATTCGGGAAACTGCTGCCAAAATCCTGATGAAGATGCGGGATTACAGGCCAATTTCTGTAGGAATTGAGCGTGGGGCACTTAAAAACGCTGTTTTGCCCTACCTCAGTGACCTGATGCGGAAAAATAATGTATATTCCCACATAGTTGACCTAACGCATGGCAACAGGAAAAAGACAGACAGAATCATCTGGAGTCTCCAAGGGCGGTTTGAGCATGGGCGTATTGTGCTGAACTCTGAAGAAGATTGGGACGCATTCACCGATCAACTCTTGATGTTTCCTGCCAATGGCGTACATGATGATTTGCCCGATGCTTTGAGTTATATTGACCAATTGGCTGTAACATCTTACTTTGAGAGTGAAGAAGATGAAGAGTGGGAGCCTGTAGATATCATATCGGGGGTTTAATGGCAACAGATAAGCAAGAAAAGCTAGAGCAAAATGAGTTTTATGAGCCTACTGAGGCTGATAAAGACCTGACTGATTTTGTTACTGACCATTGCAACCGCTGGCGTGACTACAGAGATACCAACTTCCTTCCCGATTGGCTTGAATACGAGCGAATCTTTCGTGGTCAGTGGGCATCTGAAGACAAAACCCGTGAGTCTGAGCGTTCACGCATCGTAACCCCTGCCACCCAACAAGCTGTTGAGACCCGCCATGCTGAGATCATGGAAGCTATCTTTGGTCAAGGCGAGTTCTTTGACATTCAAGATGACATTCGGGATGTGAACAACAACCCCATTGATGTGGGCATCATCAAAGCCCAGTTGATGGAGGATTTCAAGCGGGACAAGATTCGCAAATCTATTGATGCCATTGAGTTGATGGCAGAAATCTACGGCACAGGCATTGGCGAGATTGTCGTTAAGACTGAAAAGCAGTTTGTGCCCTCTACTCAGGCAATTCCTGGTCAAATGGGCCAAGCTGCCATTGGCGTAGTGGAAAAAGATCGTATTTCGGTCAAGATTTCACCTGTAAATCCAAAGAACTTCCTGTTTGACCCAAACGGAACCTCAGTCGATGACTGTATGGGGGTGGCAATTGAGAAGTACATCTCTATTCATAAAATTGTTGAAGGTATTGAGCGTGGTATCTACCGCAAAGTAGATATTACGCCCACTTATGAAGATACTGACTTGGAACCCACCCAAGAGGTAAGCCAGTACCAGGATGAAAAGGTGCTTTTGCTCACTTACTATGGCTTGGTTCCCCGTGAGTACCTAGAGAACCTTGAGGAAAACAAGAATATTGTTGATTTGTTCCCTGAAAGTTCCGCTGCTGAAGAATATTCGGACATGGTTGAGGCCATTGTCGTAATTGCCAACGATGGGCAGTTGCTAAAAGCAGAGGCAAATCCTTACATGATGAAGGATCGTCCTGTTCTGACCTACCAAGATGACACTGTTCCCAATCGTCTACTTGGGCGTGGCACAGTGGAAAAAGCCTTCAATATGCAAAAGGCTATTGATGCTCAGATTCGTTCCCACTTGGATTCATTGGCGCTGACCACCAGCCCCATGATTGCAATGGATGCAACCCGTCTGCCCCGTGGTGCTAAGTTTGAAGTCAAGCCTGGGAAAGCCATTCTTACCAATGGCGCACCTTCAGAAATTCTGTATCCCTTCAAATTTGGGCAGACTGATGGCAACAACTTAGCCACCGCCAAGGATTTCGAGCGTATGCTTTTGCAATCTACGGGAACTTTGGATTCTCAAGGGATGGTCAGTGCTGGCGCTAGAGACATGGGCCAAGGCGGTATGTCTATGGCTGTTGCCACCATCATCAAGAAATACAAGCGTACTCTGGTGAACTTCCAAGAAGACTTCTTGATCCCCTTCATCCAGAAGGCGGCTTTCAGGTATATGCAGTTTGACCCAGAGCGTTACCCCTCTGTAGACATGACCTTCATTCCTACTGCAACCTTGGGCATCATTGCCCGTGAGCATGAGCAACAGATGTTCATTGGTTTGCTTCAGACACTTGGCCCTAACACTCCTGTGTTGCCACTGATTCTCAAAGGTGTTTTGGCTAACTCTTCTTTGACCAACCGCTATGAACTGATGGAGCAGTTGGACAAGATGAGCCAACCTAATCCTGAAGCACAGCAAATGCAACAAATGCAACAGCAGTTGGCAATGCAAGCTGCACAGGCTCAGATTGCTGTTAATACAACTCAAGCTGAACAGAATCGGGCAGAGGCTCAGAAGTTGTCGATTGAGGCTCAGTTGATGCCCCAAGAAGTACAAGCCAAGAACATGGCGGCAATGACCAAGAACCTGCCTAACCAAGATGATGCGGGTTCTAAAGAGTTTGATAAGCGGGTTAAGATTGCTGAATTGATGCTGAAAGAAGCTGACATTAAGAACAAGTCCAAGATTGTCGAGTTGCAAATGGCTGACAAGAAGGGCAAAATGTCGAGCGTTGAAGATGAGTTTCTCAATCGTCTTTCAAGGGAATTGACCTAAATGGACATTGCCGATCTTGAGCGTAAGCTAGGAATTGATGGAATCTCTGCTGAACAGCAGATGGAGATCATTACTGCTTTGCAGCAGTCTGCCGCAGAAAAGATTGCCAAGGCCAAGAGCGAATCTATTGGCAAGGGCGCTGAACTTGTTATCCAAGGCTTGAAGAAGATCAAGTCAGACATGGAGCAAAAGTTTGCTCAGTTGAATGGCGAGATTCAGAGCAAAGTTGCCTCTGTACAAGATGGACAGGATGGCAAGAATGGCAAAGATGGACGAGATGGTAAGCAAGGGCCAGCAGGTTCAAGGGGGCCAGCAGGAAGAGATGGTGTTCCTGGGCGTGATGGAGTCGATGGCGATAACGGCACTGGCGTTGCCTCTGCTCGTATTGATTTTGATGGTAGTCTTGTTATCGTCCTTGATAATGGTCGTGAGATTAATGTTGGTGAGGTTGTTCCTTTTGATGTTGCTGAACGCATCAAAGTCATTACTAATGGTGGCGGTACTTCTCAGTCTGTACTTGATACTCTAGCAAGTCTCCAGGCTCAAATCAGTGCTATCAGCGGTGGATTGAGTTATCAGGGAACCTGGAACGCATCTACAAACACGCCTACTCTTACATCAAGTTCAGGCACAAGCAACTATTACTATGTTGTCAGCGTTTCTGGCTCAACCAACCTTAATGGCATCACTGATTGGGTGGCAGGGGATTGGGCAATCTACAACGGCACTGTTTGGCAAAAGATTGACCAGACCAATCTAGTTATTTCAGTTGCAGGGCGCACTGGTGCTATTACTCTGACCACTGCTGATATTGGTGGTTTAGGGACAATTGCAACTCAAGCGGCAAACAATGTCTCTATTACTGGTGGTTCAATCACAGGTATCACAGATTTAGCAGTTGCTGATGGCGGTACAGGGGCATCTAATGCTGGTGATGCCAGAACCAATCTAGGGTTGGTGATTGGGACAGATGTTCTGTCTCCAAGTGGCTCGGCTGCAAGCCTGACCTCATTTCCTACTTTTAACCAGAACACCACAGGCACAGCATCTAATGTGACGGGCACTGTGGCGGTTTTGAATGGTGGTACAGGTGCAACTACTACATCTGGGGCAAGAACTAACCTTGGCTTGGTGATTGGTACTGATGTGTTGGCTCCTAATGGATCAGCGGCATCTTTGACCTCATTCCCAACATTTAACCAGAACACCACTGGAACTGCGGCATCTACACCTAAACTCTTGACTACAAACTTCACGATTGAAGAAAGTGGTGGTAAGTTGATATTTAAATATGGGGCAACGACAATTGCATCAATGTCTTCAACTGGAGTCATTACATCTGCAACTGACATAGTTGCAAATGGAACACCTTAAAGGAAAGTAAATCATGGCACAAATTACACTTAATTCAACAGGCGTAGCCAGTAGCGGCGCTCTTGTTTTACAGAGCAATGGAACTACAACCGCTGTAACTGTTAGTACAGGTCAAGTAGCAACACTTGTAAATGACGCTGTAGTTAATGGTCTTACAGTAGGCCGTGGCGCAGGTGCTGTAGCCACCAACACTGCGGTGGGTGCAAGTGCTTTAACGGCAAATACGACAGGGTCTGAATCAACAGCCGTAGGCTATCAATCTTTAAAAACAACTTCAACAAGTTTGGCAAATACAGCATTTGGTGCGTATACGCTTAGAGATAACACAACTGGAAATGCCAACGTTGCTTTTGGTAGAACAGCCCTTGTTCAAAATACAACTGGCGCATCAAACACATCAATCGGTACGGATTCTCTGTATAACAACACCACAGCCTCAAACAACACTGCTGTAGGTTATCAGGCGGGGTATACGAATAGCACAGGCGCAAACAATGTGTTTTTAGGCAATGTTGCGGGATATTCATCATCTGGCTCATCAAATCTTCATGTTGGATACGGTGCTGGTTATTCATCAACAGGAAGCAACAATACATTTGTAGGAGCGTTTGGTACTGGAAGCACGGCTTGCGGTGGATCAATGACCACAGGCTCCAAAAACACAATTCTTGGCGCATACAGCGGCAACCAAGGCGGCTTAGACATTCGCACAGCAAGCAACCACATCGTGCTGTCTGATGGGGATGGAAATCCACAAGGATTTTTTGATAATCTTGGAAACTTTTTTATAGGCGATGACGTATCAACTGCGGCGTCTGGTGGAGTTGTTATTGCCTCTGGATTTAGAGGGCGAGCTGGAACCAGTGGAGCGCAAAGCAACACTTTTAACATCAATTGGACAGGGTTCCCATTTCTTTGGATTGATACAACAAACATTGGTCAACTTGCTACTGTCTCAGACTATCGAATCAAAGAAAATATCCAAGCGCAAGTGGAAGCTGCATTGCCAAAAGTAATGCAATTAAACCCTGTAAAGTACAACCGAAAAGAAATAGGAATTTTTGCTGGTTCAGAAGACACTGAAGAAGGTTTTATTGCTCATGAATTGCAAGCAGTTATTCCAAGTGCAGTACACGGCGATAAAGATGCATTAACAGAAGACGGTGGCATTCAGCCCCAATCATTAAATTGGGCTCCTATTGTCTCGGTCTTGACAAAAGCCATCCAAGAACTTAAAGCAGAGGTTGACAGCCTCAAAGCCCAAATCAACGGAGCATCAGCATGAACGAACTCACACTTGAACAACAAATCGCCAAGCATTACAGTGCCGCAATGGATTCGGTCAACTTAATCAATGCTGGCAAGCCCGAAAAGATGGAAGATGCTGAGTGGGCAGATTGCTTGTCCCGCAACAAAGAGCATTTGAAGATCATGCTGGCAAAAGACTTTTGGACAAATGAAGATTTAGCTCCACTACAGGCGGCAAGTGAATGAATCCTGAATTACAGCGTTACTATGAAAATCGCTTCTCAATGATGGGAAGTGATGGATGGAAAGATTTGGTGGAGGATATTGACACCATGATTGCATCCTTGAATAATATATCTGTGATTTCTGATGAACAAAGCCTACAATTCAAAAAAGGTGAACTTTCTATACTAACTTGGCTTAAAACCTTGAAAGAGGCAAGCGAGAGAGCATACGAGGAACTCAATGAAAAGAATGTTTGATTTTGCCTGTGCAAACGGGCATAAAACCGAAAGACTGACTGATTATGAGTCGATCAGTTTTAGGTGTGAATGTGGTGAAACAGCCAACCGCATTCTTTCTGCTCCAAACTTCAAACTAGAAGGGTGGTCTGGTTCTTTCCCATCAGAGCATGGAAGGTTCGAGAAAAAACACCTAGATCAGTTGAAGTGGGAGCAAAAGCACAACTCATAAGCATAAACGCCGAGTTGATTCTCCTATAACCGAAACGGCAGGAAAAAGGGATAATATGTTGATTGACCAAGAACCTGAGATGAAGAGTGAGTTAGAAGCTGAAGAATCCAAGCTATCTGACACCATTGCGCCAGCAAGTCCTGGACTCCCTGATAAATACAGGGATAAAAGTCTAGAAGACATTGTTCGGATGCACCAAGAAGCTGAGAAGTTGATTGGCAAGCAAGCGCAAGAAGTGGGAGAGGTAAGGAAACTTGCTGATGAACTCATAAAGCAGAACCTCAGTTCAAAGCAACAGACTATTAAAGAGGAAGAGCCTGAAGTAGATTTCTTTGAGAATCCACAGAAGGCAGTTCAGAAGACTATTGATAATCATCCTGATGTTCTCGCAGCCCGTCAAGCGGGTGTGGATTTCAAAAGGATGCAGATTCAGCAGAAGCTAACGCAAGAGCATCCCGACTACAGTCAGATTGCTCAAGATCAGGACTTTGTGAATTGGGTGAAATCCTCGCCTGTTCGCCTTGGTCTGTATGCAAAAGCAGATGGTGAGTTCGATTACGATAGTGCCAATGAGTTGCTGTCTACTTACAAGCAGTTGCGTGGTGTCAAGTCAAAGCAGACTGAACAAGCGGGTGAAACCGCCAGGAAGCAGAGCATGAAGGCCGCACAAGTGGATGTTGGTGGAACTGGTGAGAGTTCAAAGAGGGTTTACAGACGGGCTGACCTGATTCGGCTGAAGATGACAGAACCTGACAGATACGATGCTTTGAGTGGTGAAATCATGCAAGCATACGCAGATGGACGGGTTAAGTAACTTAACTTTCGTTTCTTAGGAGAAACAACATGGCAACAGCATTTTCCCCCAGTAACTCAGTTACTACGACCACAGCAGACAAATTCATTCCTGACATTTGGAGTGATGAGATTGTTGCGGCTTACAAGAAAAACTTGGTTCTTGCTAACCTCGTTATGAAGATGAACTTCAAAGGTAAGAAGGGCGATACGATTCATATCCCCGCACCTACCCGTGGTTCAGCATCTGCCAAGGCCGCAGAAGCCGCAGTCACTTTGATTGCTGCTACTGAGTCTGAAGTAACTGTGTCTATCAACAAGCATTACGAGTATTCTCGTTTGATTGAGGATATTGTCGAAGCCCAAGCCCTGAACAGCTTGCGTAACTTCTACACCTCTGACGCTGGTTATGCCCTGGCTAAACAAGTTGATACCGACTTGGTTCAGTTGGGTCGTTCTACCAATGGTGGTGCTGGTACTAATGCTTACGCAACTGGTGCGTTCATTGGTGGTGATGGTACGACTGCTTATGTTGCCGCAAGCAATAATGAGTCAGCACTGACCGATGCCGCCATTCGCCGCACTATTCAGCGTTTGGATGACACCGATACCCCTATGGATCAGCGTTTCTTCTTGATTCCTCCATCAAGTCGCAACACCCTGATGGGTCTGGCTCGTTACACTGAGCAAGCCTTTGTGGGCGGTACTAACAGTACCATTCGCACTGGTGAGATCGGTAACTTGTATGGCATCCCTGTGTTTGTCTCAAGCAATTGCGACACTGCATCAGGTACTGGTGCTGCGCGAGTTTGTCTCATGGGTCACCGCGATGCAGTGGTTTTGGTTGAGCAAGTTGCTGTTCGCTCACAAGTTCAGTACAAACAAGAGTATTTGGCTACTCTGTTTACCTCTGATACCTTGTATGGCGTGCAGATTCTGCGTTCAGCCGCAAGCGTAAGTGCAGCCAAATCTGCATCTATGTTTGCACTTTTGGTTCCCGCCTAATTGCAGTTGCGCCCCCTGCCCTAGTGGTGGGGGGACTTTTTTAACCTAATTAGGAGAAATCAAAATGGCAACCGCTTCAGCAGTAGTTACCCGCCGTGGCAACGACAGTTTTCGGGGTTTGTTCTCTGATACTTGGTCTGTTGTTTGTACTTTGAATGCTGGCTCATTAGTTGATGGTGCTGGTGAAACAGATGATGTAACAGTTCCTGGTGTCGCCTTGGGTGACATGGTTCTTTGTGCATCTTTGGCTGTAGATTTGGTTGGTTTGACTGTCACTGGCTATGTCAGTGCTGCCAACACTGTCAAGTTTCGCATCCAAAACGAATCAGGTTCAACTGCGGACTTGGCATCAGCCACTATGGACATAGTTATTGTTCGTATGGTGTGAGGATAGGGGGGCTAGTCCCCCCTTTCTTATTTAAGGGTTTTAATGGCTACTTTTCGTTGTCTTCAATCTGGTAACACAGTGAGTTTTACCTTGCAACATGACATTGACTCAATGAAGGGTCATCAGGGTTATGTTCGTATTGATGAACAAGAAGTGTCTGACATTCCTGATGAAGTGAGGACAGATACTCCCTTCATGCCGCCAGTTGTACGGCGCATGGGTCGCCCAAGGAAAGTTGCAAATGTCTGATATAGACGCTAGAGATTTTGGAAGACTGGAGGCTCAAGTTGAGGCTCTCCAGACAGAAGTTCACTCTTTGAGCAAAGATGTGAAGACTTTGTTGGAACTTGCCAACAAAGGCAAAGGTGGGTTTTGGATGGGTATGACTATCGCTTCATTCATGGGCGGTGCGATTACCTTTGTTGCTGATCGTGTCTGGAAATAAAGGAGAACGCTATGCCTATGGTTGGAAAAAAGAAGTTTCCCTACTCTGAAAAAGGCGAGAAAGAAGCCAAAGAGTACGGCAAGAAAAAGGGTGTTCCTGTGACCATTATGGTTGCGATTGGTAAACCAAAAGGCTTGCCTATGCGTGGTGGTCGCACTGCAACTAACATGATGAAGAAGTCTTCAAGAGGTAAATAATGTCTACATTCCAACTAGATCCAAATCAAGTAGCCTGGGGTGTTGCCAGTAATGGCACAACACAAGTGGCAACAGTAACCAGCAGTAGCGTTCAAATGACTGCTTTTGGTGCTACCACTACTATGATTCGTATTGCTTGTGGGCAAGGTCATTGTCACTATGCAATTGGTACAAGTCCAACTGCAAGCATTACAACATCAGCCATGATTCCAAACAATTGCGTTGAAATTGTGCGAGTAACCCCTGGACAAAAGATTGCATTCATCAAGGATGCGGCAATTACCACTTCAACTGTTTCTGTAACGGAATTGGTATGAAAACCAAGGCACAAAAGAAGATCAGCAAGGTAATGCGTGAATATAAGGAAGGTACTTTGCATTCAGGCAAGGGTGGAAAAGTTGTGAAAAACCCTCGCCAAGCAGTTGCAATTGCCTTGTCTGAAGCTGGTATGTCTAAACCTAAGAAGAAGATGAAATGAAGCCTGGACTTTATGCAAACATCAATGCCAAACAAGCCCGTATCAAAGCTGGTTCTGGCGAAAAGATGAACAAGGTTGGGTCTAAAGCCGCACCTACTGCCGCTGATTTCAAACTGGCGGCAAAGACTGCAAAAAAGGTTAAAAAGGTGAAGTAGATGAAATCTCCTGCATGGCAAACAAAAGCTGGTCAAAATCCCAAAGGGGGGTTGAATGCAAAGGGTAGAGCATCTTATAATGCAAAAACTGGTGGTAATCTCAAAGCACCAGTAAAATCAGGTGATTCTGGTAGAAGAGCAAGTTTCTTGGCTCGTATGGGCAACAATTCTGGCCCTGAGTACGACAAGAAAGGTGAACCAACAAGACTGCTTCTTTCGCTGAAAGCATGGGGCGCATCCTCAAAAGCTGACGCAAAGGCAAAAGCTAAAGCTATATCCGACAGGAACAAAGCAAAGGCTGAAGCAGATGACTTATTTAGAGCTGGTTAACGATGTATTGATTCGGTTGCGTGAAACATCAGTCTCAACTGTTTCCGAAACAACTTATTCAAGTCTGATTGGCAAGTTTGTTAATGATGCCAAACGTCAGATTGAAGATGCGTTTTCGTGGAATGTTTTGGGCCAAACCATTACAGTCACCACCACCGCATCTACCGCCTCCTATGCTTTGACTGGTTCTGGTCAGAAGTTTCAAGTGATGGATGTGATTAACACCACAAGTAATGTTGGTCTTAAAAACATCAGTTTTGTGGACATGAACCGCAAGCTGAACTTCACTCCACTTGTCAATTCAATTCCCACTGAATTTGCTTTTGATGGTGTTAATGGAAGCTACGACACCAAAGTAAATCTCTATCCGATACCTGATGGCGCATACACAATTAAGTTTGCTTTGACAGTGCCACAAGCCACATTGTCATCAGATGCAACAGTTGTTCTTGTTGCTGACACTCTGGTTGCTCAGAATGCCTATGCAAGAGCATTGGTGGAGCGTGGTGAAGATGGTGGTCTGTCTTCATCTGAGGCATACCAGTTGTACAAAGGAATGTTAGCTGACTACATTGCCTTAGAAGGCACTCGCTATCCTGAGAACCAAGAGTTTGTGCCAAGATGAGCCAAGCACTCCAGACTTATTCTCTGACGGCCCCAGGCTTTCAAGGGTTGAATACCCAAGAATCGCCTCTTGATTTGTCACTTGGATTTGCCTTAGTTGCTCAAAATGCAATCATTGACCAGTATGGTCGTATTGGTTCACGCAAGGGTTGGCAAAAAGTAAATTCTTCAAGTGGTGCTTTGGGTGCAAATGATGTAACTGTCATCAATGAGTTGGTGCAAGCAGATGGCACTTTGACTGTCTTGTTTGCTGGTAACTTGAAGCTGTTTAAACTTGATAGCGTCAATGCTGTTTCTGAACTCACTTACGGCGGTGGTGGAACCGCACCAACCATTACTGATAATAATTGGCAGTGTGCATCTCTGAATAGCATCACATACTTCTTTCAGTCAGGGCATGAGCCTTTGATATTTGACCCTGCTGTAAGCGCTACTACCTATCGTAGGGTTTCAGAGAAAACTGGATATGTAGCTACAGTCCCATCAGCAAACATTGTGATTTCTGCATTTGGTAGATTGTGGGCAGCAAATACTACAACTAACAATGCAACTGTTTATTTCAGTGATTTGATCGCAGGTCATGTATGGTCTACGGGCACTGCTGGTTCATTAAATGTGAACAATGTGTGGGTAAATGGTGCTGACGAGATTACTGGCCTAGCGGCTCACAATGGATTCTTGTTCATCTTTGGAAAACGCCAGATTCTGATTTATGCTGGCGCTACCTCACCATCAACTATGACTCTTAGCGATACTGTTGAGGGTATTGGTTGCATTGCCAGGGATAGCATTCAAACAAGCAGTACAGACGTTATCTTTCTGTCAAACAGTGGCGTTAGATCATTGATGAGGACTATTCAAGAGAAGTCATCTCCTGAACGTGACTTATCTAAGAATGTGCGTAATGATTTGATGAGTGTTGTTTCTGGTGAAACTGTATCAAATATCAAAGCTATTTATTCCGAAACCAATGCACTGTATTTATTAAATCTTCCATCATCAAAATTTGTCTATGCGTTTGATACAAAAGGAATCATGCAAAATGGTTCATCAAGGGCAACAATTTGGGACAGCATTGAGCCAACGTCTTTTTGTTCAAGGCGTAATGGTGATTTGTTGCTTGGTAAAAATGGATACATTGGAAAATATAGTACGTATTTAGATGATGCGTCAAGCTATAGGATGGCGTACTACACAAACAATTCTGACCTGGGTGATGTGAATGTCACTTCTATCTTGAAGAAGATAAAGGTCATTATTGTTGGCGGCTCTAATCAGTTGGTGACATTAAAGTGGGGATATGATTTCACGGGAAATTATTACTCTGCACAAGTAAACATACCAACCCAAACAACTGCTGAATATGGCATTGCTGAGTATGGTGCAAATGCCACAACAATAGCCTATTACACCTCTGGAGTTACTTTAACAACTGTAGAAACAACTGCATCAAGCAAGGGAAAGATTGTTCAAATAGGCGTTGAAATGGATATAAACAACAGTCAGTTATCCATTCAAAAGATTGAACTTCAAACCAAAAATGGCAAGGTCGCATAGGGGAAAAAATGTCTAATTACCCACAAACAACGAATTTTGCAACCAAGGATGCACTTGCATCTGGCAATCCTTTAAAGATTGTTAAGGGCACTGAGATCAACACTGAGTTTGCAAACATTGCAACTGCTGTTGCAACTAAGGCAGACACTGCATCTCCTACCTTTACGGGTACAGTAACAATTCCTACATTGGCTGTTACAGGTACATTGGCTGTTACAGGTACAACGGCGTTAACAGGCACAACAACATTAACAGGTGTAGCCACATTAACTGCCCAACCAATTCTCTCTAGTCTGACAGCATCTAAGCCCGTATTTACAGACGCATCCAAAGGCTTGGTGTCCACGGGAACTTTGGGTGCAGATCAAGGTGGTACAGGGGTTGCAAACAATGCGGCAATGACTGTCACGGGTTCTGGAAACTTTGCTTACACCAGGACTTTGACAGCGGCAACAAACGTCACTTTGCCTACCACTGGAACTCTGGCAACACTTGCAGGATCAGAAACATTTACAAACAAAACTTTAACTAGCCCTACGCTAACAACACCCAACATTAATTCGGCTCAGTTTGCTACAGTGACAGGTACTGCACCTATCTATCCCTGCCGAGCATGGGTAAACTTTAATGGCACTGGTACTGTAGCAATTCGTGGAAGCGGTAACGTGACAAGCATTACTGATAGCGGCCTGGGCGATTACAGAGTCAACTTTACAACTGCAATGTCAGATATTAATTATGCACTTACAGGAACGTGTAAATCTAATGTCGGCACAAGTGCCGCTACTGTGGGGGAGTTGTACAACGGGACGCGTACTACATCACAAATAGCCATTGCCACAGTATTGTCTGGCACAGGCGAATTTGACTCAACCCATGTTGAAGTTGCAATTTTTAGCTAGGGAACCCAATGAACTCAAGAATTATTTACCCAACTGACAATGGCGGTGTGGCCGTCATTATTCCAACAGATGAGTGTGGTTTAACAATTGAAGAAATTGCCGCCAAGGATGTTCCTGAAGGCAAGCCTTACAAAATTGTGGATATTGCAGACATTCCAACAGATCGCACATTTCGCAACGCATGGGAGTTTTCAGAGTGATTACCATCAACATAAATAAAGCCAAGACCATTGCTCACGACAAACGTAGATTAGCGCGATCTGCTGAGTTTGCACCATTGGACATCAAGGCAACGATTCCATCTGAAGCTGTTGCTGCTGAAACTGCGCGTCAACTGGTGCGTGATAAGTACGCCACCATGCAAACAGCCATTGATGCGGCAACAACTACTGATGAAATCAAAGCATTGATGCCATGATTACAGAAGAAATCACACAAGTCATTGACGGGACATTGGATGACATTGAAAACTTTGACGAGATTTCGTTGGAGCATTGGGAATATTTTAAGAACAAAAAACCAATTTTCAACAAAGAGTATCTTGGCAAGTTGCGTGTTGTGATAGCAAAAGAAGATGACAAAACAATTGGGTATGTGTTTTATGGTTTGTTTCAAAGCCCATACCATGATGAAATCTGGTGTCAGATTGATATGTTCTTTTTGAGTTCACTACACAGAGGCAATGGAATAGGAAAGAGAATGTTTGAACTTGTTGAACAAACAGCAAAAGACAATGGGTGTAAAAGACTTATTTCAAGCTACAACTTGAAAGAGTCTTTAGAAGTGTTTTACGAAAAACTTGGTTTTAATGCTACTCATGTAGCGGTTGCAAAGGAGATTTGAAATGCCATTTTCAGCAGCATTAGTAATGGGAGGCGCATCACTCTTAGGTGGTGTAATGGGTGGCAATGCCTCCCGTGATGCGGCAAATACCTCTGCACGGGCACAACTTGAGGCGGCACGAATTGCTGCTGAAGCGGCAAAGTTTCGTCCAGTTGGAGTAACTACTCGCTTTGGAGCATCTCAGTTTGGGTTTGACCCATCTGGGAATCTATCAAGTGCTGGTTACACAGTTAGTCCAGAACTTCAAGCCTATCAAAACAGATTGATGGGATTGGCTGGGGGCGCACTATCTCAGGCAGAAGGGGCACAACAGCAATATGCACCACTTCAAGGTGCGGCACAAGGCTTGTTTGTTTTGGGTCAGCAGTATCTGGCTCAGTCTCCAGAACAGGTTGCCTCTGATTACATGGCAAGACAACAGAACTTGTTGGCTCCAAGCCGTGAGCGTCAAATGTCTCAATTGCAAAACACTTTGTTCCAGCAAGGGCGTGGCGGATTGTCTGTTGGTGCTACTGGTATGCGTCCAGGCGGCGGTGCTGGTTTGGGTGCGGCATCTCCTGAGATGGAAGCGTACTACAACGCAGTGGCTCAACAAGATGCGGCATTGGCGGCACAGGCACAACAAGCTGGTCAACAACAGGTTGCTTTTGGAACTGGTTTGTTTGGTACTGGTGCTAATTTGATGAACCAATATCAACAAGGTCAAGTTGGCGCATTGTCTCCATTCCAAGCATATTTGACTGGCACCCAAGGAATTGAAGGTTTGGGTCAATCAGCTTTGGATATTGGGTCACAGTTGGGTGGTAGGTCTGCACAGGCTGGTGCAAATGTTGGCTCTTTCTTGCAAAGAGGTGGTACAGGTGCGGCACTGACTACTCAAGGCGGTCAGTTCGATCCTTTTGCTTATGCCTTGCAAGGGCTTGGTCAGAATCGTCAATTTGGTCAAGGGATTGAAAATTGGATGCAGGGTAGTCGCAATACTCAAGGGTATGGAACTGGCACTCGTCAATATGATGTTAACGCTAATTTCTAAGGAATAATCATGGCAACAGATATTGTTCAGGGCTTGTTTGGCATGACCCCAGAGTCGTACCAGCAACAAAGAGATGCTGAGGCATATAAAAGGGCGGCTGCATTTGGGCAAATGGATCCAATGCAAGCGGCTCGCACATCCATCTACTATGGCGCTAACCAGCTTGGTGGTGCTATAGGTGGGATGCTGGGTGCAGAAGACCCACAGATGCGTCTAATTAGCCAACGCAATGCCTTGGCAAAGCAGATTGACATGAATGATCCTGAGTCCATTATGCGTGGCGCACAGATGGCGGCACAGTATGGTGACACAGTTGCCGCTGGTCAATTGGCTGAATATGCTCGTAAAGCCGCTAGTGATTTGGCTTTGATTCAGCAAAGACTGCGTGAGAAACAGGGCGTTGACCCAATTCAGCAGTTGATACGGGCTGGCAAACATACTACTCAGAGCATTGATTTGTATGCAAAGAGTGGAAACATTAAAGACCTAGAACTTATTGAAAAGCCTGTGGCAGAGCCAACAACTGATCAAATAAAAAATGCCGCTGCTCTTGCCGCTACTGAATTTCCTGTTGGATCACCAGAATATACTGAAAGATTTAAAGAAGAATTAAAACGACTAACTACAAAAGATGCAAAAGTTGGCAATGTAAAAGAAGTTGGCGTTGCAATGGGAAGCAGAGAGCCTGTTTACCTTGATGTCAATCAAGACCAGCAATACATCTACCAAAAAGGCGCAGATGGTAAGCAGATGCGTGTTCCTTATTTTGGCGGTGTTGACAGAACAACGGCAACTACAAAAGTACAAGTAGATGCTGGAGAGAATGAATTTATCAAAGAACGTGGCAAACTTGATGCAAAAGCAGTTGCAAGTTCAATGGAAACAAAAAATACAGCAAT